TTAAATAGTAAACAAGTAGATACTGTTGTAAACTCTAATTACACTCAAATATGAGGTATTCAATATGGCCAAACGGTCAGGAGGTATGCGCAGAGGTAAAAGAGGCAGTGGTCCTGTTGATCCTGAAAGATCAGCAGCATTACGTGGTAATAAAAATGCCAGTAAACGTGGATCAAAATCTTCTCAAGTTACTACTATTAAAATGAAAGGTACTCCAACACTTAATAAAGGTGATTTTGCTAAAGGCTTTGCTTATACTGCAGTTGGTGGCCCAATTGGTGCTGGCATTTCTACTTATAGAATTTCTAAAAGAAATAGAAATCAAGTTTTAGGCGGCGAATCTAAAGCTGTTGGTAAAATTGCAAGTAGACAATTAGGTGGATTACTTGGTAGTACAGTTCAAGGGGCTGGTATAGGTCTTGCTGTTGCAAAATCAGGACTAATTGCAGCTAATCCTGCTGTAGGCTTAGGGACAGCTGCATTAGCAGGTGGTCTTTGGGGTGCAGGAATTGGTATAGCTAGTAATAAAGGTATAGCAAAAGGTCTTGGAAAGAAAAATGTAAGATTTATAAACTAACTATGAGGCAATCATGGCCACAAACGTTAACACCCAAATATATGACAAAATATTAGATAGAGCTGCTATGATCAGACTCTATGAAAGACGAGTCAATGGTAAAATCGGGCTAGTGTTTGATGGCCATGAATCTCGTCTAAATGATATTGTTTTAAATAGTAATCTTTCTACAAAAGGAAAGCAAAAACTATTTAAAGATATTGATGATGAATTGTTAAAAACTTTTCAAGATACGTATAAAGAATCTAAAAGATCTCTTTTAGATTTATTTACAGATCAAGCTTCATATGCTTATCAGAATATTGAAGTAGCAATGGGCAAGATATGGAAAACTGAAAGACCTCAAACAAGACTTGCAGAAGATGTTGTACTTAAAAGGCCTCTCTATCAAGACAGAACATTATCTGCAGGTTGGGGTGGAATAAGTATTGGAACAAAGAAAAGATTAGAAGCTGTAATAAGAAAAGGTATTGCAGATAACCAATCGATAGATGAAATAGCGTTAGCAATTAGAAAAGGTAATGTCCATAACATTACAAGATATCAATCAAAGTCTCTTGTAGTAACTGCAGTAACTTCTGTGGCTGCTCAAGCTGATCACTCAATATATGAAGCCAATAAAAAGGCAATTAATGGGTATCAATATGTTGCAGTACTTGACTCTAGAACGAGTGAAATCTGTGCTCATAGGGACGGGCGTATCTATCCTGTTGGTGATGTTAGTCACCTTCCTCCTGCTCATTTTAACTGCAGATCTACTACAGTACCTGTTTTTAAATCGTGGGACGATATTTCAAAATTGGAGGGCGTCGCCCAGGTACGTAAACGTAATGTCGCTTCTTTATCAAAAGATCAACTGGCTTTCTACGATGGCCAAACACCATTACGAGAATCTTACCAAGAATGGCTTAAAAGACAGCCAAGAGAATTGCAATTAAGACATTTAGGCGATTATCAAAAAGTTGATTTATTTAATTCAGGTCAATTGACCTTAGATAAATTTACAAATCCAGAAGGTAACACAATAGGTATTAAAGAATTAAGAGCACTATCTGATTCTTCATATACTTTACCAAATGACACTAAACGATTTGCAATGGCTAAAGAAAAACTAGATGCTATGCAGTTAGGCGCGTCTACACCTGAAGATTTTTATTCAGATGCTAAATTAGTAAACACATTGCGTGATTATTATCTATTACAAGCTGGTGAATTAGATGGTACACTTTCTCTTACTAATTTTAGAGGGGCTTTGTTAGGCACTAAAAGAAATGCAAGAAAAAGAGTATTAACTACTCCGCCTACTGAAGATCAAATGAAGTTTAATCCAATTACTAAGAGATATGAAGATATTAGACTGTATCAACCTAATTCTTCTGTGTATAGTAACAATATTCGCCTTATAGAAGAAAGTGATAAACTTACAAGTGAAGATAAAAAGTTTATAACTTCTTTTTTAGATAGTTTAAATAACAGAATGAGTTTAAATGAAAGAGCTGTTGTTGCGGATAATTTAAGAATAATATTTGGCAGATATAGAGAAAATAAAGAAGTATGGACTAATTTTAAAGCAGTAGTACAAGGTCAGATTAAGTTTGATGTAATGAACGTTTCAGATGCAATTGAAACTCAGATTAGAAAAGATTCTAATTTGCTTAAAAAATTATCTCAAGATAATTATATTGATCCTGTATTAGGGACTACTCAATTAGATGACTTAAATAAAAACTTTATTCCAAATATTCTTGCAAAAAACAACTGGGAAGATTCTGTTGCACCTAAACTTGCTTTAGAATTAAGAGAGACTTTTGATAGAACAATCTTAAAGAAAAGTCCCTTAATTTGGAAACGTTTAACGGATACTGAATTACAACAGTTTTATTTAAAATTTGCAAATAGATTAGGTTTAGCAGATACACCAGATAAAGATCAATTAGCTGTTGCTTTGGGTAGAGACCTGTATAACTTAGCAAACTTAAATGGTAATAGAAAAGAGTGGTTTGATTTAGGTACAGCAATATTAGAGACGTCTTCTGCTAAAAAGTTTTATGAAATAGAAACTTTTGGTGTACAGAAGAGACGCATGAAAAGTAGATTAAGTGGACAATATTTTGGCCCTTATTATGATACTTTATCTTATAATATTCGTGTTACTGATCCTAGAATACAAGACTATGCTCAACTAACCCGTAAAGTAGAACTAGGATTACGAGTTAGTGTAACTAATGATAAAAATAGATTAATTTTTAGAGAAGGTTATAAAACGTATTTTATTGATCGAGGTATTTTAGGATATGAAGATACAAGAATCCCTATTACATCTACTAGTAGTTTTAGTGATTTCCCTGAAGAATTTGTTGATAAAGATCTTGTAAATGCTTTGAATTGGGCAGCTAAAACAAAATATAAAATTGATGAAGACTTTTATGATTTCACTCAAAAACTTTTATATTTTGAAGATGACCGAGGAAAAGCTAAATATTATAATGATTTGAATGAATATAAAAAATATATCAGTTCAAGAGGTGATGCATACGAACGTTTCAAAGCAATGGACTGGTTAAGAAAAAGTGGTAACTCATTTTCTAATCATCCATTTGTAGATCATAGAGCACGTATCTATGATAGAGGCCTTATTGGACCACAATCAGGAGAAACATTTCGTCCATTCTTGAATACTGCTGAAGAAAAGAATTTTAGTCCTGAAAATTTTAGAAACTTTCAAGATCAAATTGGTTCTTTCTTAGGTGGTCTTAATGATAATTTTGAAGGTAGATATAATTCACTATCAATAACAGGTCGTCAGAAAATTGCTGAAAGACTTCGACCAGAACTTGTAAAGATTGGTAATCAGATGTTAAGAGGTAAACCTAATGACATTAGAGCTATTCTTGAAAATGAAGCATTGCATCAAGTTGATGGCGAAGATATGGGCAAATTTTTAAGATTTGCAATTGAAACAGCTAAAATAGATAATTACCTTGTAAGTAAGGCCAAGAGTGGAATGCCCTTGACTAAAGTTACGGAATCTCTTTTAAATGAGCGTAAAGATGTTGCAGGACTCATTAAATTACTTGATGTAAACATAAAAAGCGATCCTAAATATATTGGTACAATCGATGAAATTTTGCAGTCACAAGCTGAGATAATAGAGTTAGCCTCAACCGGTAAGATTTCTAAAAATAAATTAGAAAAGGCTGTTTCTTGGTTACATACAGATGATATAGAACTAACTAAAGAAAGATTTGAGAGAGCTACGTACAAAACATATGATCATAAAACTGGAAACGTTTTGTCTGCAGAAGAAATCGCTGCTAATAAGCGAAAATTTTTAGAGAGATCAAAAGGAAATACAGATCAATACATTTCTTGGCAAATTGTAGAAGAATTAGGTGAATTCTTTGAAGAACATTTAAGGTCATTAGGTGTTAGTTCGAAAAATAAAATATATATTACAATTGAAGCTCAAAAGAGAGCTTTAAAAGTTAATAGGTTTGGTGCTGATACTATTATTAAAGATGAGTCTAGTATATATTTCGGTAAGACAAATAGAGAAGCTGCTTCTGCTGCCGCTAAAGCTGCAGGTATATCAAATGCAGAAAAACTGTCTATAGAGGATATTACCGCTAGCTTGAATGCTAAGATGACAGACCAAGTTAAAGATATTTTTAGGACTATTGCTACGGATCCATATAGCAAAAAGAATTTGGAGAATCTTCGAGGATATAGAACAGCATTGGCATTAGAACAAGACGCTTCTTCATCTGGTGCTCAAATCATTGCATTAACAACAAGAAATAAACAGTTAGCTGAACTTTCTAACGTAGTGCCTACTAATCAGAAAAGAAGACTTTATGACGAGATTGCAGCAGCTACTTATAATGATCCTCGTTTCAAGGAGATTAATAAGAAATTTGGATTATCAGAAAAAGACTTGAGAAAAGCTGCAAAAGCTCAGAATATGGTTACATTTTATGGTGCAGGCGAAAGAACAGGTGTTCTTAACGTAGAAGGTAAGCTATCTAAAGTTTTAGAAAAAGATGGCAATACACTTGTTGTAAAAGCATCTGATAGAGATATTGTATTAAATGAAATCAGTGCTCAGATTGCAAAATATGAAAGATTTGATCCTGAAACGGCTTTAGAATTAAGACAACTTAGACAAAATGTTAAAGATATATTTAACAAAGGATTAGATCCAGGTGATGAAATTATGGATCAGCTTTATTTTCTACAACCTCAAACAAAAGATCTTGTAGAAAAGATGTCGTTATCATATGAAAGAGTTGTTACTCCAAATGATTTTAAAGCTATTGCCAGTATTATGAGTGAATATCTTTCTGAACAAGTACCTGTATTAAAATATTTTACAAAGTATTTTGGTAGACTTGCAGAAGATTATTTAGCAAATGCTAAGCCTTCAAATGCCGATTTTGATTGGGTAAAAATAACAAAGTTAGCATTAAGAGGAAATAGAGATAAAGGTTATATTTTACCAGATTACATCAGTAGAACAGTTGGGATAAAGGCAAATGAACCTGTTAGAGAAAAATTACTTAAAAGATTTGGCTGGTGGAATCCTAATTCAAATTTAGCTGATATTTTATTAGGTGTAAAGTCAAACATTCCTAGAACGCATTTGACAAGTAAAACACGAGAGTATAGACGAACAGGAGCTAAGTTTCTTAAATTTGAAATTAAAGTTCCAAGTATTGATATTAAAAAGGCAGCTTTAGGTAAAGAACAAAAATTAACTGAATTTGAAATGTTTTATGCAAATAAAATGCCAAAATCATGGACTAATGTTCCTTGGGTAAATTTTGATGGCAAAATAATAGAACAAAATTTTACTCAAACTTTTGAAGAAAGGTTAATTTATAAAGATAAAGATGGTAATTGGGTAAATAATATTTTACAAGTAGCCCAAAAAACAGAGGCTTCTTGGTGGGATCAAATAGCTAACAAGACAGGTAAAATTAATGATATTGCTGATGCAACAAAGGCAAGAACAGCTTTTGCTGTAAATGGTAACCATTCTAATGATGCTGTGATTGTTAAAAGATTTCATATGTGGGGAAAAGAAAATAAAATTCCAACCTCAACAGTTCATGATGCTTTTGTCACTAATGCTGCTGATATGTTGAAAGCTAGACAAGCGCTTCGAGAGATTTATGCTGAAATGCTTAAGAAAAATGTTATTAAAATGACATTAGATGAAATGAAAGCAAGAGGTCTTCCAGATGAACTTTACGATCAATATTTAAATGAAGCAATAGAGACAGGATTAATTCCAGTACCTGGTGTTTCAAAAATAAATGGTAAAGTTTTAAAGCTAGAAGATATATTAACTGAAGAAGATATCTTAAAAGAAATACCTCAAGATTTCTTTGATGATAGAGGATGGTATGGTGTGGGTTAATATTACCCCGTTAAATTAACCCAGCGGGAGATCTCTAAAGATTCTCCCTATGAATTTTTAAATAGGATTGTATCCTAAACTATAATGAGTTGTACTCAAAGGAAGATAAAATGACTACTGAAAATTTGGATCAAGAAATTGATCAAAATACGGCTGAAGATACTCAGTTAACAGCTGAACAAAAAGCTGATGGTGATTTAATTTCAAAGCTTGTTAAAGAAGGTATTGAAGAGGCACTTAAGCCTATCAAGTCTAATTTAGACAAAGCTTATGGTGAAAGAGATCGCTACAAAGATCAGCTTGAAAAGATTGAAAAAGAAAAGCGAGAAGCAGAATTAAAGCGGTTAGAGGAAGAAGGCAAGCATAAAGAAGTTTATGAAGCAAGACTCAAAGAAGAACGTGAAGCCAGGGAGAAGCTTGAAAGACAGAATATTGAACTTACTCGTAATATAGAAGTTCGAAATTCTCTTTCTACTTTACAATTTCGAAATGCAAATGCGTTGGAAATGGCGCAAAAAGAAATTGTTGGACAACTTGTTCGAAATGATCAAGGATTTTGGGTTCACCGTTCTGGAATCTCAATTCAAGACTTTGTAAAGGCCTTCGCTGATAACGACGAAAATGCTTTTCTTTTCAAAGTTAAAGTATCTTCAGGTGGTGGTAGTACAAGTTCTACTAGTATTCCTGTTGCTGATGTTAAAAAGAAATCACTCTTTGAAATGTCACAAGAGGAAGTAATAAAACTTGCACAAGAAGGCAAACTAAGAAAAGCCTGAGTGCTTATTGAGGAATTTTTAAATGGCCGTTATTACAAACCTTTCAGGTGCAAGCAACTTTGTACTTCAGGAAGCTCTTGGTGGTTATTCTGACGAAGCCTACACGTCTGCTCGTAAGCTTTCGGGTACTGGCATTGTAAGTGGTAATCCGCAAATCGTAACTGACACTGAGACCTTTATCGGTCAAATGCGTTGGTTCAAGCCGTTAACACCTACTATTAACATTGCATCATTAACTGATTCAACTGATGGTTCAGGCACTACATATGCTTCAGATTATCTGACATATGTAAAGACTGTTCGTACGCATGGTGCAACTAAAGTTAATCTTCAGCAAGTTGTAACACAACAAGATGGTCTTGCTAAAATCGGTCGTGATTTTGGTGAAACTCGTGCACAAGATGAGCATAATGCTATTCTTTCTGTACTTCGTGGTGTTGCTCTTGCAGAAGCTCTTAATGGTGCTGCAGCTGGTTCAGGTGCAACAGGTCTTGGTGGTCAAACATTTGACAACGATCCTACTGATAAGAAGTATGGCTTTTATGTCGATCTTGGTTCAGCAAAAGCTGTTATTAATGCTACTACAACTGCTCAAGGTGCTGCCCGTGCAGAAGGTTTCCTGCAAGCTATTGGTATGGCATTTAAAGATTATGAGCCGGAATATGCTTATCTGATTACTTCGCCTGAAATGATGGCTTCGTTACGTTCTGCAAACCTGGTTGATCAAGATCGTGTTGTTGATGGTAACATTATGTTCAACACAATCTTCCAAGGTAAGTTCCGTCTGATTCAAACAAGAGCTTCACAAGGCTTTAGTTCAGCTGAACTTACGAAGATCAACACTGGTGCTGGTGTTGATATCGTTGGTACCAAGACAAGCTTCATCGTACTTCCGGGTGCATTAGCAATGGAATCTCTCATGATTCCTGAGCCTACCGAAATTGAAAGAAAGGCAGCTGCTTACAAGGGTGGCGGTACTACTTCAATCTGGTATCGTTGGGGCTATGTATTGGCTCCGGCTGGCTACAACTGGAATGGTGGCACTGCTGCGTTCCCGTCTGATGCAGAATACATGTATGCTGTTGAAGGTAGCACACCTAAGGCGCTGGCTTCAGTTGCTTCTGGTACGCTGGCTAGCACGACTGGTACATGGGCACGTAAGACGAACTCGGCCTTACAACTTGGTATTCTGCCTGTTTTCCACTCTTAATGTAAAATGGGAATACACTTATGCCAGTTATTAAGGGTACCAATTCTTATGCAACTGTTGCTGAAGCTGATTTATACTTTGCAGATAGATTAGATGTAACAGCTTGGACAAGTGCCGATTCTACTCAAAAAGGACAAGCACTTATTACTGCTACAGCTATTCTAGATGATCAAAGATGGATTGGCACAGCTGTAAGTGATTCCCAAACTCTTTCATTTCCTCGAGATGGTGAGTATTTTGATCCGCGAGTTGGAGCTTCTGTTCTTTTAGAGGGAGTTCCAACTCGTATTCTTACAGCTGTTTATGAACTAGCATACCACTTACTAAATAATGATAA